TAGCACTTTGAATTTTTGTAATATTTGTTTCAGACATATATAGTAAGTGGATAATATTCAATTATAAAAATACTAAATACTATCCTAAGTTTATTTTATCATATAATCATCCCAATCCCAGAATTCTTTCTCTCCAATTATAATTTTGTGGTCATCCATAATTAAACAACTAAACCAATCACATTTGATTTCTTCTTGTTCCCTTGCTTCTTTATAATGTTCAACTTCTATATATTTTCCATCTTCATTCTTTATCATATGTGAACCAGTGACATAAATATCATCACCATTTATTCCTTTACCTGGTAATTTATATAATTTATGTTTACCTTCAGCATTATCTATTTTCATTATACCATTTACCCGACTACCATTTTCTAAATAATCTCCTAGTTCTAAATCCTGCATTTGTTTAATAGAACCATCTTTTAATTTTATTTTAGTTTCTGGATGGAAACAAGCTCCCATAGCTCTAACCATTTGTCCAGGAGGTCCATTCCATGTGCTTTTCATAGTTTTAATAGATCCATCCATCAAATACATTAAAGATAATACAATACCAATTATTTGTCCTAATATATTTTTTATTTTTATAATAATAATTTGGAATTGAATTATAATATTTAAAAATATGCCGTATATAGTTTGAATTATATTAGTAATAAATGAACGAATATTACTCATCATATTTCTTGCATAATCTAAAGATAGGTTGAATTCGCTAGCCATAGAAGTTAATGTATTTCCAAGATATGTCAATGGTTGTAATAAAAATCCCATATATTCACTTTGCATATTTTGAATGCAATATGTAAAATCCTTTGACATATCATCTGATAATGGCATGTACATTGGGTTACATCTATATTTTGGCCAATTATTTTTAATTTCTTCAATTTGACCATAAACATACATAATTAAAACTTGTGCAATAAATCCTAAGTTTACATATATAAATAATAAATAATCTTGACCCTTTGGCATAACTTATATTATTAATATATAATTCTTATATTATGTATTCTAAATAACTTATTTTCTAGATTTTCTAGATTTTCTAGATTTTCTAGATTTTCTAGATTTTCTAGATTTTCTGGATTTTTTAGATTTCTTACCACCAGAATAACAAGATGGACTCCATGCCCCCCCAGATTTTACTACAAATGGTGTTCCTCCTTTTTGTGGCAATAATTGATTGGCAGGTATAGGTTTTGCTGGAGAAACAGCATTATCATATTTTGCCAATTCATTAGAATTTGCTGCGTTTTGAAGGGCAGCTAATTGGCTTCCTTGACTTGATTGATCACCAGAACCAACATCATTATATAAAGTAGGTACAATTTTAACTTCTATACCTCCACCACCTCTAGCAAAATATTTTTTAGATTTTTTAGATTTCCTAGATTTTCTAGATTTTTTAGATTTTTTACCAGCAGTTTGAACTAATTTTGTTTGCATTTCATTTGAATTTTTTAAATTATCTAAAGCATATTGTTTGGGATTTCCAAAAGCACCAGATACAATAGGAGGAGGTGGCAATTTTAAATTTGATGTAGTATTAGACATTCTTTATATAATAATAATATATTATTCGTTTTAAAAATATAAAATTACTATCTTAATTACTTATATGGACGATAAAGCTAGACTCCAACTTCAAAAAATGATTAAGGCAAATGATGTTGAAGATCAAACTGATTTAATACGTGAATTAAAACATAGTCATAAATTGCAAGCAGATATTAATAATCTTCTCTCTTTAAAAGCTAAATATAATAATAATCAAGATTTAATAAGTCAATATGCACCTGGACAATGTAATTTTTTATTTACATATTACACAGATATTTATAATAAGATTCGTAAAGATGAATTAGATTTGAAAATTATGAATCGTTTTTTAAATGTTTTAAGGCAAATTGAAGATGGATATTTGGATCAACATGAAGGTGCATTTGCTGTTGGAACATTACTAAAGGAACTCTATATTGATAGTGCTCTAAAAAAAGCAGAAAAATTAGATGAACAATATCAAACTGAAGAAAAAGAAGAAAAGAAAGGTCCTTCTATTGAAATTTCATGGAAACAATTTAAGAAATCTAATCTTTAGATTAAGCATATTTTATTAACGCTTAAATATATTTGGATAATCATAAATATATTTAATATGTCATATATACTTGTTATTGTTGAATCTCCTGCTAAATGCAAAAAAATAGAAGAATATCTTGGTGAAGGTTATAAATGTCTTGCCAGTTTTGGTCATTTGAGAGAATTAACTTCTCTCAAAGAAATTGATATTCAAAACAATTTTACTCCAAACTATTCCTTATGTAATGATGATCGCAAAGCAAAAAACATTAAGGCACTTAGGGTTGCTATTCATAAAGCCCAAGATGTTTTATTAGCAACAGATGATGATCGTGAAGGTGAGGCAATTGCGTGGCATATTTGTAAAGTATTTGAACTGTCAGTAGAAACAACCAAGCGTATTATTTTTCATGAAATTACTAAACCTGCATTAAATAATGCTATATTGTATCCTAGAACTATTAATATGAATGTTGTTCAATCACAACAGGCTCGTCAAATTCTAGATATGATTGTTGGTTTTCAAATTTCTCCTACATTATGGTCTGCGATTTCAAAAAACAATAAATCAGGATTATCTGCAGGTAGATGTCAAACACCAGCATTAAGATTAATTTATGATAATTATTTAGAAATAAAGGAAAGTCCAGGTACAAAAGTGTATAATACAACAGGTTATTTTACAAATCATTGTTTACCATTTGAGCTAAATAAACAATTTCAAACAGAGGAAGATATAATAGATTTTTTAAAGGCTTCGTCTATTTTTCAGCATGTGTATAGTAGAAGCGAGGTAAAAAAATCATTAAGACAACCACCACAACCTTTAACTACATCTAGAATACAACAATTAGCAAGTAATGAAATGAAGATGACACCAAAAGAAACAATGAAAACATGCCAGAGTTTATATGAGGAAGGTTATATTACATATATGCGTACTGATAGTTCAAAATATTGTGATGAGTTTATTGGTTCAATAAAAGAATTTATTATAAAAACATATAATGAAGAGAGATATATTGGACCAGAGATTGATAATCTCTCTAATTCAAAGAGAGAAGAAGAAAATAACTCGGAGAAAAAGAAGAAATCCAAAAAAAAATCAACAGTTCCAGAACCACAAGAAGCTCATGAGGCAATAAGGCCAACAAATATTGGTTTAAAAGAAATCTCAGATAAGGCAACTGCAAAGGAAAAAAGGCTTTATAAATTAATTTGGGAGAGAACATTAGAAAGTTGTATGGCACCAGCAGAAATATTTCAATTTACTTCAAATATTTCTTCTCCATACAAAGATGTAAAGTATTCATTTTCAAGTGAATTAATGAATTTTCCTGGTTGGAAAATAGTAAATTCAAAAAATATAAAGGAAGCAGAAAAAGATGAAAAAGAATATAATTATCTTCAGACAATTAAGCAAGATATGAACATAATTTATAAAAAAATAACATCAACAATAACATTAAAGGATTTAAAACATCATTATACTGAAGCAAAATTAGTGCAACTACTTGAAGAAAAGGGAATAGGTAGACCTTCTACTTTTTCAATGTTAATAGATAAGATTCAAGAGAGAGAATATGTAAAGAAAGAAGATATTTTAGGGAAGGAATTAGAATGTATAGATTTCTCTCTTGAAGATAAAATTATAACAAAAATTTCAAGTAAAAAAGTCTTTGGAAATGAAAAGAGTAAGCTTGTGATACAACCATTAGGAATCCTTGTGATTGAATTTTTATTAAAACATTTTTCACAAATATTTGAATATGAATACACGAAACAAATGGAAGACGAGTTAGATGTTATATCAAAAGGAAATAAATTATGGCATGAATTATGTGAACAATGTTATAATCAAATAGAGGTTTCTATAGATGAAGCTGGTCCAGATATGAAGAAGAAGGAAATACAAATAGATGCAAATCATTTTTATATTATTGGTAAGAATGGACCAGTTATTAAATGTGTAAAGAGAGAAAATGATAGTAACAAAGTTAGTGTTTCCTTTAAGCCAGTTAAAAAAGATATTGATATAAAAAAATTAGAAAATGGAGATTATACTTTGGATGAACTAATAGATAAATCCAATTTATTTATTATTTTAGGGGATTATGAAGAGCAGCCATTAATAATTCGCAAGGGTAGATATGGAATTTATGCAACATGGGGGACTAAAACAAAGAATCTCTCTTGTTTTGGGAATCGTCCGTTAGAAAATATAAGTTTTGAAGATGTAAAGGAAATATTAGATAAAGAAAATAGTGATTCAACAGTTTTAGAAGAAGATGGACAGAAAAAAACAAATATTATTAGACAAGTGAGCAATAATATTAGTATAAGAAGTGGTAAATTTGGTGATTATATTTTTTACAAGACTCAAAAGATGACAAAGCCGATGTTTTTAAAAATAGGCGGTTTTAAAAGTGATTATAAATTATGTCATGTAGATATATTGCAAAATTGGATTAAGGAGGAATATGGATTATGTTAAGCATTAATTTCAGGAACAAATACATTTCTATTGCGTAAAATTTGGGGATTCAAAATATTGAATTCCAAAGTAAATGAAAAATCAAAATCATTAAAATTTACTGGAGAGCCGTCATGATATCTTATTTTAATTCTAATTTTGCGAATTCTTTCAGCTGGTGGATTATACCATTTATAAGTATCAGAATCTATATCAAACCATTGTGATATTGGTGTTGTAGGAACCGCAATTTTTGCAAATGCAGAATTTACAATACCATTTGTACCAGGATTTGTTTCTAATGTATAAGGAGATAATGACCATGGAGAGGTTTCATCCAAATTATTCATTCCATGTATTTCTAGATAGATATATGCATCACCCATTAAATTTATTTTTTTAGGAGCTTCTAAATAATAAACAGTTGCATTAACATATTGTGGGTCTGGAATGAGCCAATACCCATTATTACCTGTATTACAATCACCATAATAAAATCTAGGTAAGCCGACAAATCCAGTAAGTGGATCAATATCAGTACCAGGAGTTGTAGTTGAGTCACAACGAGTGAATCCTAAATATTCAGGCAATCCCCATCTAGAAAAATTGGGTAAATTTTGTTTTTGACATTGAAGTGTTCCAACAACAGTAGTAATTGTGTTTATTTGACTATTTGTTAAAACAAAATCAGAGCTTTTATTACCAAACCATAATCTTTGACCAACTAAATTATATACTACAACAAATTGGTTATATCCACCTTGTGCAAGAAATTGTTCAATAATTGGATTTTTATCTGGTAAATTTGTTTGATTTAAATAATTTAATATTGAATTTGTTACTGCTGCATTCATTTTATTAGTAAGTTCATTTGCCATTTGTTCGGGTGTATAAAATCCTTGTTCAATAACAATTGCATATTGATTATCAATATTTTGTGAAAGTGCTGCAAAAATAGCTTGTAATAAAGAGTCATTAATTAGATGTGCAGGATCTCCAGGATTGTAAGGATTTGTTATTTTGAATGTCATTAATACATTATTATTATTTATTGAAAATACATCATAATTTGCAGGAAATGCCCATTGAGATAATCTTACAGCTTGAACATTACAATAATCTTGAGGTAATTCTACTTCAAATTCATTTGAATTAGGAAAACGAAGATAATTTCTATCTTCTGAATGAATAGAAACATATTTTCTTTCATACATATAATTTTGGGAGTTTGGTATTAATGGATGTGTTGAAGAAGTATTAAATCTGCTCATATTATTAATAATGATAATATTTTTAAATTGCTAAAATTCAATAACTTAAATTAAATAACTTTTTAATTTATAATTAAAGTATTTAAATATTTTATTATAATAAAATGACAGATGCAGGTAATTTTGGAAGACAAGCGAGTCGTACATCTTATATTAAAACATTTTATGAAAATAATTGTTCTAATTCAACATGGTCAAATGTTAGATATAATGGTTCTAATGTATTAGCACCGTCAAATAAAAATGAAAATGTATATATATATGAAGATTTAATTATTGGTGGAAATATTATTGTTCGTTCCGATATAAATTTAAAAAAAAATATTGAAGATATTTCTTTAAATTTGGCAAATCAATTAATTGAGGCTGTTCCAAAACAATACATATTTAAGAAAGATATTGAGAATCAATTACATTATGGGTTTATTGCACAAGAATTAGAAGAAATTGTCCCTAATTTGGTTCAAAAGATTGATACACCTATTGATGGAAAAGTTAAATCAATAAATTATATTGAAATGATACCCCTTTTATTATTAAAAATTAAGGATCTTCAAAAACAAATTGATGAATTAAAATCTAATAAATAAAATAATATAAATAAAATGTATGGATTGTAAACCAAATAAAAGTTTTCAATATATTTCAGATATTGTTATTTTTGTTGGAATTGTTCTTTTATTTATGACAATTAGTATTAGCAATACACAAGAGGGAATGTATGGTCAAATTATTGGATATGGATTTTTAGCAGTTGGTTTTATTATAAAAGCTGCAACATCTAGTAATTTATTTAGTTGTATAGAAGCTAGTAAAAAATTCAGTTATTTTTTGTATTCTATTTTACCATTTATTATAGTAGCATTATTAGCATTTTTAATTATTGCGATGTTAGTAAATTATTATAATAGAATTGTTGGAGGTAAAGTTACATCAGATTTTTATATGTTTTCTAAAATGTTTATTGTTTTGGTTTGTGTACAAATTGGTATATATTATTATGGTACTAATAAAAAAGATAACCCTAATCCTGGTATTTTATCATCAGCTTATGGTATGTCAATTTATCTCCTTTCTTTATTAAATCTTTTTGTATTAATTAGTCTTTATGTAATTTTAGCATATTATACTACTGATGGTTAAAAAATAATATATTTTAGTAAAACACTTAATAATAATTTTACTAAAATTTATAATGGAACAAGATTATAATGTTGTTATTTATCTTCAAAAATTAATGAATTATGATTTTGATTGTATAAATATTATTTTGGAATTTGCTGGATATAAATATAGAAATGGAAAATATATTAAACAATTAGATAAACAAGATAATAGATATAATATATTGAATAACATGCCAAAAATAATTAAATACATGCCAAAAATTAAGAATTGCATAAATTCTAAACCATATTATCAGGTTAAAATAAATAAAGAAAGAGGTGGTATAAAAATAATTATTTTTATATCAACAGGTATATATTTTAATCATATTCATTGGTATATGGATTTTGTATATGATTATCAGCCTGAAGGAAAGAAAATACCAAATATTAAATATATATATAGGGATGGAAATAAACAAAATAAATCAGACAAATCAAACCAAAAAATCTTATTTAGCACTAGATAATTTAATAAATTTATAAGTTAATCCATATTCATTCTCATTTTCCCAAATACCAGATATTTTTAACATAAATAAATTATTTGTCATTTTATTATCATCTGCTTGTATTTTAATGTTACCATTTTTTAGTTGTTCGTAAATTTTATATTGTGGTATTTTCGTCTTTAAGTTAGCATTTTTTAATATATTTTCTTCAATTACTTTAATTTTTTCAATTATTTCGCGATGTGTTGTTGTATTGAATATGCACTTATATTTATTATAATATTTTTCACAAAAAACATCACTTAATTGAATTAATAGAGAAATTCCATTTAATGAAAAATGTGGAGTAGAATAAATAATGCGAATAAAAAATCCTTCATTCATAATATTATTTTTTATTGGGTCACAATAAAATATATTATTTTTATTATATTGGTCTATATTTTTTACTAAGTTCATTCAATATGAATTATTATTTATTATTGGTTATTTCCTTTTATATATTAAACCAATAAATATATCTAAATAAGTTATAATCTAATAAAGAAATTATACAAACATATATATCACATAAACTCATGAAATTTCATGAAACTCATTTTGATGAATATATTCATGTTAAAAATAATTTACATCCAAAATTAGAAAAGATTTTTGCAAAATTTCCACAAAATATTCGTGATTTAAAAAATCTAATTTTTTTTGGTCCAAGTGGTGTGGGTAAATATACGCAAATGTTAAAAGCAATAAGTAAATATAGTCCAAGTGAACTGAAATATGAAAAAAAAATAAGTATAACTTTTAATAAATCGCAATACTTTTTTAAAATTAGTGATATTCATTATGAGATAGATATGTCTCTCTTAGGATGTAATTCAAAATTACTTTGGCATGATATTTATCTACAATTTATTGATATTATTTCTGCAAATACATGCAAAAGTGGAATTATTGTATGTAAGTATTTTCATGAAATACATAGTGAATTATTAGAGAATTTTTATAGTTATATGCAGCAAAACAATGCAAATGTAGTTGACCTCAAATTTATATTATTAACAGAGGAGCTTAGTTTTATTCCATATAATATTTTGAATTGTTGTGAGGTTATTAATATTGGAAGACCAAGTAAAGCAGCATATAATAAATGTATGAAAGGAAATATGAAAGCATCTATTGATAAGTTAGAAAATATAACCAATATAAAAAATTTGCATTCATCTATTGATACATTGATGCATCCTTATAAAATTATATGTGACAAAATTATTAATTCAATATTGAATGTAAATGAATTAAAATTTTTAAAATTCAGAGATTTATTATATGATATTTTTATTTATAATTTAGATATTAGTGAGTGTATATGGTATATTATTTCTTCATTAACTGAGCGTGGTAGAATAAAACATGAAGATTTATCATTATTATTAATAAAAACATATTCATTTTTTCAATATTATAATAATAATTATCGTCCAATTTATCATTTAGAAAATTATTTATTTTATTTAACAAGTATTATACAAGATTTTTAATATATTTTATAGCGTTATTTTAATGGCAAGAAGAAAATCTCTCAATAAGAGAAATAAATACAAGAAATCTATGAAATCTAGAAAATCTATGAAATCTAGAAAATCTATGAAATCTAGAAAATTTAGGAGAATAACACGTTCTAAAAGAGGAGGTGGTGATGGTGATGGTTATTTAAATTCTGCTGCAGGGTTTTTAGGTCGTTCTGCTGCAAGAACTGCATCTTCAGGAGCAACAGCTGCATCTAAATTAGCAGTAAATGTTGGTCTTAATCAATTTCAAAAGACTGGTTCAATTAGTAAAGACCAAGCTAAATTAGGTAAGCAAATGTTTAACACAGCAGCAAATGCTGCAAACAGTGGATTCAAACAAATTATGACAAAGCAAGGAATCCAAAATATTACAGATTCTTTTTCAAATCCTGAAAAAGCATTACAACAATTAAGTGAAAGGGCTACTACAAGTGCGAGTAATTTATATAACAAATATCAAAATCCAGAAGAAGTAGCCAAATTAAGACAACAAGCTTCAAGTGCTCTAACAAATGCTACAAATTATGTAAAAAGCAATCCTCAAATTGCGAACTTGCAATCACAAGCATTATCATCATTTACAAATGGATATAATAATATAAAACAATCTGTAAGTTCTTCACCTCAAATGAATTCATTTATGAGTAAATTTAATAATATGAGACAGCCAGCTTCTTCACAATAAGTGTGCAAAGGTGTAGAAAGGAATGAAATAAGATGACTATATAATTAAATCAAATATATAATGATTTAGATATTTGATTATAAAAGTAAATAATGCAAATAAAAGAAGCACTAGAAATACTAGAAATTAGTAATAATTTAAATAAATTAGATTTAAAATACTTAAAAAAACAATATCATAAAATGGCTCTGAAATGGCATCCAGATAAAAATGGAAGCAATCCTGAATCTAACGAAAGATTTAAACAAATAAATGAATCTTATGAAGTATTGAAGAGAGAAATAGTTATTGAAAATCAAGAATCAGAGGAGAATAATTATGAAAATAATGAAACTTCGGATGCAACTACATATATAAAAATTCTGAATCTTTTTATTGATAGTATTATTAAAGGTACATATAACGAAGTTCTCTCATCCATTATAAAAGATATTGTGTCTGGATGTAAAGAAATTTCTCTCAAACTCTTTGAAAAGTGTGATAAAGAGTCAGCTTTAACAATCTACAATTTTATTATTAATTATAAAGATATAATGCATATTAGTGATACTATTATTATTAAAGTGAGAGAAATAATAGTAGAAAAATTTAAAGATGTTCTTATTATTATTTTGAATCCAAAAATTGATGATCTTTTTGATAACAATGTTTACAAATTACAACATGATAACATAACTTATTTGGTACCACTTTGGCATGGTACTAGTTATTATGATATTGAGCCAACTACACAAGCAGATAATATGATAATAGAAAAAGGAGAATTGATTGTGAAATGTATGCCGGAATTACCAGATGGTTGCGAAATTGATGAAGATAATAATTTATATATAGAACATAAAATTTCATTAACTTTTTCTCTCTTCAATCATTTTTTTATTTCAATAAATATAGGTAAAAAATCCTTTGAAATTCCTTTGGAACAGCTTTATCTAAAGAAGAATCAAACAATTATTTTGAAAGGACAAGGAATATCACGTGTTGATGAATTCAATATGTATAATGTTGCAAAAAAGTCGGATATTTTTATAAAACTTGTTTTTACTGAATAAATTCCTTTACTTTTTCTCTCATCAATCATTTTTCAAAAACAAATTATATAAGATAAAAGTCTTTTGACAATCCTTTGATTCAGTTTTTCAATAAACATTTTTATTTATAATTGCTAGTTTATTGCATATAATCTATATTACATATAATTTATCTTATATGTAATATATTATGAAAAGGTGAAAAATAAGTATTTGAATAAATTATTAACATGTAAAAGTTGCTCCTACTGGGAATTGAACCCAGTCTAATCGCTCATAAGACGATGGTGCTTACCGGTACACTATAAGAGCAAAAAAAATACCCGATGTGGGACTCGAACCCACGACCACCTGATTAAAAGTCAGGCGCTCTACCAACTGAGCCAATCGGGTGATAAATGTAAAATTTATATTTAATTAATTTATAATAGAAATTTATAATATCTTTTGTTTGGTTTTGGGTTTGCTGTATGATTCCTTGTCAGAAACCATATTTTCCCAATCCGGGAGTTGAACCCGGCTCTCGGCCTTGAAAGGGCCATATCCTAACCAATAGACTAATTGGGAGCTTCTTATATATTATTTATATAATAAATTTATAATTATTATGTTTTTATTTCTTTAAGTTGTTTTCAAATATTATATTTCGTTAGACTAGTTCTTCTCAAACTTTCTTCTTAACTACTTTCTTAACAACCTTCTTTGGTTCCTCAACTACAACAGGAGCTGGTGGAGATTGTAGTTCCTCAGTTTCTTCTTCTTCAACAACCTCATGTACAACCTGACTAGGCTCTCCCTCATCATCAGAATCTTCTACCTCTGCAACATCATAATCATCTAGTCCACTGGCAGGAGGAGCTGGTGCTGCTTCAAGCCTTGCCTTGTCACTTGGCTTCAACTTTATCAAACACTTACCAGTAAGCGTCTCACGAGGCTTCTGAACAATCGCTTGCACAAGCTTCCATGTCATTCCAAACTTTCCATTCGCAAACCAAATTCCACCACACTGAACCACTGCATAAAGCTGAACACCCTTACGAATAAAATCTAATGGTGTTACATTTGGACTTGATGGATCTGGAAAGAGCTTGTTCTCATCAACATCATAAACATCACTCTTCCAAACATTCTCCCAAGTCGGCAGCTTGATTCTGATTGTAGGTGCCTTGGTTAAATCAGGCTCTCCATTAACCTTGTTCTTCGGATACTTCAGCATAGGTGTCCATAGCGCCTCAACTACCTCAGCATTCTTATGGACCTTTCCGAACCAATCCTTGGAATTAGTAAGTGCATCAGCCTTGATCTTGTTCTCTAGTTCAATCATATTCTTCAGGAATGCATCTGTCTCCTCATTCTTATACTCATCAGAAGGAAATTGCAACGACATCTCAAACTTTCCATTTCCCTTGCCAGTCTTCTCATCTACAAAATCAGATGCTCCCCAAGTCAACATCAAAGGTGATGCTAGTGTAAGCCAGGTCTTAGTATCCTTTCTCAAAACATTTACGCTCTTGCCACCTTGAGAATTCACCTTGGGTGATGAATACGCAATATTGTTAACATTCAATTCAGTTCCGTTTACGATCATGTCTGCCATCTCTTCTAATAATGTACTGTAATACATTGGGTTATCTCTAAATCAATTTTTTTAATAATTAATAATTCATTTTTACTGCATATATGACTTCACAAGAAACATAATATAATTATTTCATACTAGGTAATTCCAATATCCAATAAAGTATTTTACATAATTGTAATAAAATATATTTTTAACTTTTATGCAAACAATTTATAAAGTTATTGAATAATTTGTAATGATAAATGGTAATATATAATCATAATATATATTTATCTTAAGTAAAATAGATTAAAAAGATTTTATAAATAATATATATATATCAGAAATGAGCAATATAAATAATCAAATGTTAACATTACAAATGCCTAGTAAACAAATAAAATCTCCAAAATATAAAAAGGAGCAAAGTGATGAATATATGAGTAATTTAATAGAAAAATGTGAAAAATCAATACCTCAATCAAAAAAGACAAAAAAAATAAATGATGAAAATATTATTATTCCTACAATTGAAAATTATGGTTCATTGCTTGAGCATAATTATAATTCTCAACAATTAAAAATATTTGCAAAACATTATAAAATAAAAACTACTGGAAATAAACATGAATTATTTATTCGCATTTATTCTTTTTTGAAATTATCTCAAGATGCAATCAAAATTCAAAAAATAGGACGAGGATATTTACAAAAAAAATACAATAAATTACACGGCCCTGCTTTTTTATATCGCAAAATATGCACAAATGATTCCGATTTTTTAACAGGTGATGAACTTAAAGATATACCTTACTCTCAATTCATAAGTTATAGAGACAATGATGGATTTATTTATGGATTTGATATAATTTCTCTCTACAATTTAGTGTCAAAATCATTATTAATTAGTTCAAAGGTTAAAAATCCATATAATCGTAACGAAATTCCAGCTTATGTAATTTCAAATATTAAATCATTAATTAGAATCAGCAAAATTTTAGGAATTAATTTAGAACTCGTTATTCAAGATGACACTGTTCATTTATCTGATGAAAAAACAGTTGAATTAAGAACGTTATCATTATTTCAAAATATAGATTCTTTAGGAAATTATAGTTCACCTACTTGGTTTCTCTCTTTGAATCGCAATCAAACAATAAAAATGTTTAGAGAAATTTTAGATATTTGGGATTATAGAGCACAAATTAATATTGATACAAAACGTGCAATTTGTCCTCCAAATGGTTTATTAACAAATATTAATTTAAATGTGATTTTTAACGAGCAAAATATATGGAAACTTCGGAAATATATGCTTGATGTAATGGAAAAATTGGTAAATAGCGGAATAGACCAGGATAGTAAAACTTTAGGAGCTTATTATGTTCTAGGAGCGTTAACTATTGTGAGTGAAAACGCCGCTACAGCCCTCCCATGGCTTTTTCAGAGTTTTTCTCCAGTTTTCTAAGTTTATATAAGGAATATTAGACCTATTATCATGGTATTATTTATAAATATATATTATTTGCGTTAAATCACTTAAAAACTAGTCATTGTAGTATAGTATAAAATGGCTAGAACCACAAAACCTACCACTACCTCCGAGTCCGCTGTTGCGACCCCCGCTCCTGTTGTATCTAAGAAGGCTGTTCCTAAGAAGGAAGCTGCCCCTGCCTCTGCTCCTGCCCCTAAGAAGGAGGCTGCTCCCAAGAAGGAGGCTGCTCCTAAGAAGGAGTCTGTTCCTGTTGTCCCTGTTGTTGAGGAAAATCTTGTTGTCTCCGATGAGACTGATGCCCAGCTTGCTGAGCAGTCTGCTGCATTCCTTGAGAAGCTCCAGCAGCTTGGAAGTCTTATCAATACCCTCAAGACTGAGTATCGCACTCTTGAGAAGAAGTGGAGCCGTCAGCTTAAGACCGCCCAGAAGCAATCTTCCAAGCGCAAGCGCAAGGCTGGTAACCGTCAACCATCTGGATTCGTTAAGCCAACTCGCATTAGTGATGAGCTTGCCCTCTTCCTTGGAAAGGAGAAGGGTACTGAAATGGCTCGCACACTTGTCACCAAGGAAATTAACACTTACATTCGCTCTAATAACCTTCAGGATAAGGACAATGGACGCAAGATTAACCCTGACTCCAAGCTTGTTGCACTCCTCAAGCTCAAGAAGGAGGACGAGCTTACTTACTTCAACCTCCAGAAGTTCATGAGCCCTCACTTTGCTAAGACTGTCAAGGCTGAGTCTTCTTAAACTAAGTTGTTAACATACTTGCATTAGAAAAATAAAAAACCAAAAAAATAGAAAAACCAAAAAATAGAAAAACCAAAATAAAAATATGTGCAAATGAATGCATATTTTTATTTAATCTATTTTGAATACTTATTATTTTGTTTCTTGATTTTTATTATTTATCTAATTTAAACTTGGTTCAATTGATATGGTAAAACATAATCTTCAATTTGAACAGCAACTATAGATGTTTCTGTTGAATTTGAGTTTGAAGCTTCAGATGAGTCAGATTCCTGAATATAACTTGCATTAGCAATCGGCATTACTGTTTGTATTGAAGTATTACCATTCACAATATGAAGCACCGCACTTGGTTCATGATTTAATACTGGATGCAAAACTTGAGACCATCTTGAATTCAAAGTTGCAAAATTATCTGACTCTGATAAACAACATGTACGCTTGATAGGTTTACTGAAGGACAACATCATACATACCACAAATAACACAGTCCCAATAATTACAAAATATAAGTCCAATTCTCTATAATTTTTGGAAGTACTATTTCCAAAAATTATAGCTAAAATTAATAGCCAAATCGCAATAAATAAGAAGAATCCCCATATTTGACACAATCTATTATCATTCATTTTGAAGCATCTCATTGTATTTTTGAATATTATGCATTGCAATCAATATATTAATTATCTTTCAATTTTTTCAATTTTTCATTTTTCAATTGATTCATTATTAGTTTTCATTCATTGCTTTTTCAAAACTTGGCGCATCTGGGTCATACTTTCTTAAACTAATCGCAAACTTTTCTCTCTTCAAATGTGGTTGATATTGTAAAACATCATTTACAGTAATTAATTCTTCGTCTCGGGTCATCTGATAGTCTGGATTCAAAATATAATTGATTGCAAAATCCTCATCTATTTTTTGGGTTTTAAGTATTTTAAAAAAGCATAATGCATATATATATTGTTTCAATGTTTTCATATCATATTGATTATTATCTAGATCTAATTCAGAATGCATATTTTATAAATTAAAAAAATATTTATATCATTTCAATTTTTTATACAAACAAATAATGATATATAAGTTATTAGATATAAGTTATTAGA